GGGCAAGGTTCACCGTTGGACACTTGATGGAACAGGCTTCGTAGATCCGATGAAGTTTGTTTTCAACACAATCGAAAAATGGGAGCTTGCTCAGACTATTCCATTGCCTACTCCAGACACAGGTGAGGTTCTACCTGCACCAGTTCACGAGCCAGAGCCTAAGTTGCCGAAAGTAAAACAAGAAAAGGTTAAACCCAAACTTGCTAAATAGATTAGCTAAGAACAAAAGCCTACGACTACTGTTTGTAGGCTTTTTTCTTTTTTTCATGGCTTGGCAGCCTACTCCCGCCTACGCTGCACAAGCTTGGGCCTCAATTACCTGTGCCGACTCGATTGGCAATCAAAGAACATTTCAGACAGGATGGAACAATGAAAATAACTACTTCTTGGACAAGGGAAACATTGCTCAGCACTTTTGCGAAGGTGGGTACGCTGGTCCTTTCACCAGCTTTGTTGGCGTTGTTTCTAATGACGGCGGGGAGCTGGATAGTTCTTTGCTTTACCATCTTGGTTACAGTCCTGCTCCCACTCCTAGTCCTACTCCTATGCCTGAACCTAGTCCTGTGGATCAAACAACGGACACAACAGTAAGGACAGAAGATGTCGAACGCACAGAAGATGTTGCTCGCACTGAGGAAGTTGTCAGAGAGCCTGAGCCAGTGGCTTCGGTGGCTCCCGTAGAGCCAGAGCCACAGCCCGAACCTACACCTGAATTGACCCCAGAACCCACGCCAGAACCAGAACCTACTCCAGAACGCCCTGAGAAGCCCGTAGAGACTCCGAAGCCCGTAGAAAGCCCGACACCTATCCCTGAACCTTCTGAGCCTTCTACGCCGATTACAGAGCCTGAAATTCCATCCGAACCTGCTCCAGAATTGGTAGAAGAACCAATCAGCATTGAACTAGCGTTAGAAGCGGTTGGTAAACTGGTAGACAACCTACGCTCAATCGGGTCGGACCTAACTCCAGAAGTACGAGAGCAGGCACAGCAAGTAATTGTTGCGTCTGTTATCGTCACCCAGGTCGCATTAGCAGGTAGGAAACCTTGAAGTTCATCAAAGACCAACTAGATCAAGCTTGGACGATTCTTGGCTTGGGTATCGCTTGGGTCGTACTCGAAGGCACAGCTAAAGACTTTGTTGGTTGGGCCATCCTTATCACCATTGCTATTTGGGCAGCAACTTACCCTCTAAGGAAAGACTAATTATGTGGTTAGACATCGCACGCAGAACACTAGCTGTAATCATTCTCAAGGTCACAGGAATCTTTGTCGGTGGTTCGGTTATCGGTCTTGAGGTAGCTCAAGCAGTAGCAATGGCAGCCTTCGCTGGAATCATAGATGTGGCACAAGAGCTATCTCGCTCATACCTGGCAGACGGCCAGATTGACGCTGATGAGATCAACAAGTCTTTTGGCAAGATTGCCGACAAGACTGACAAAAAGGGCTAACCCCTTAGCTTCTGTCTTTCATCGGCAGTAGTGCCACCCCAGATGCCTACCATGTGGGCTGATAGGGCATAGTCAAAGCACCTTGCCTTTACAGGACAGTCATTGCAGACTTCCTTAGCTACAGCAATCAGCTTTTTACGCAGGTACAAGTCTGGCTCATCCTCTGGGAAAAAGCACTCTGGCAACTGGCTACATTGGACACCCCCATTTTCAGTTATGGCGTGTTGAAGCTCAATGTATTTTCTTTCGAGTTGTCTTGTCATAGGGTCAACTTAGACTAATCTCAAGCTAAATGGCAAATCCACGCCGAGAGAGTTAGCGTGGATTGCCGGACAAGATGAAAGAGAGGGAACACCTTGCCAGTATCAAAACTACCAAGCGAAACCAACCAGTTGCTTGAGGCAACCCTGCTAGGGGACTTTGCCAATGGCAGTCCTGAGTGGCATGAGCTACGCAATGAGCCAGGTGCAATCGGTGGCAGTGACATCGCCGCTTGTGCAGGGCTATCAAGTTGGACCTCACCCATAACTTTGTGGGCCAAGAAAACAGGACAGATACCTGATGAGGTCACACCTAACATGAGCATGAAGCTCGGCACAATTCTTGAGGAACCAATCCTGCAACTGTTTGCAGACGAGCATCCTGAGCTAGAGATCCTGACAACAGGAACTTGGGCAAACAAAACCTACCCTTGGATGAGAGCAAACCCAGACGGACTTTACAAAACCGCTCATGGTGAGTGGGGCATTGTTGAGGTCAAGTTCTCTCGTGACTACTGGACACAAGTGCCACAGAGCTATCGGGCACAAGTGCTTTGGTACATGAAGGTCTTTGGCATTAGACAGGCAAAGCTTGTTGCACTAGCTGGGTCGAGCTACCAAGAGTATGACATCGAGTGGGATGAGTTTGAGGCAGATACTTTGTTTGATGCTGCTGTTAGATTCCGGCAAGCTTGCCTTGACTTCAAGATGCCTGACTGGGATGGTAGCAACTCAACACTTGAAACTGTCAGAGCCTTGAACCCTAACATCGAGGATGGCGAGGTTGACCTTGATGAGCTTGGTGTGCATTACTTCAACGCTGTGACAGATGCCGAGTCAGCTACAACCAAGATGACCGAGCTAAAGAGCAGAGTAATCAAAGCTATGGAAGGTAAAAAGCGAGGGCTAGTTTATGGGGACCACCTCATTAGCCTGAGATCAAGAGCTGGTGGGGTGCCCTACCTGCATCACGAGAAGGCAAAATGAAAGCCTTTAGCCAAGAGCTTTACGACACCGATGACAAGGCTAAAAACCTCATCATTGGCTACCTAGAATCAAACGGCTGGGATGCTTGGGTCAACCCTGACAAGTACGGCATTGACCTACTGGCACTTGACCCTAATGGCATCGAGTACCAGGTAGAGGTCGAGGTCAAGCACAACTGGACTGGGGACAGGTTCCCTTACCCAACACTGCACTTTTCTGAGCGTAAGCAAAAGTTTATTGACGGCCAGAGGATGACCTTGTTTATCACTATTAACCACGATCTAACTCACGCCTTAGTTGCTTTTGAGCAGGAATTGTCAGAGGCTCGAGTTATCGTAAAAGACACAAGCTACACAAAACAGGAAAAGTTTTTAGAGGTCAGCTCACATAGCTGTCAGCTAATCACACTACAGAAGGGCAAGTAAATGGCTGGATTCAATCTGCAAGATTACGAAACTGTTGAGGAACGCATTAGGCGATTCTACAAAGACAATCCTGATGGCAGAATCATTACCGACAACATCACCACACTGCAAGACAGGCAGGTTGGCACTTGGGTCACAAGGTCTTGGGTTTACCTAACAGCCGAGGACCAAGAAAAGGGTTTGCCAAAAGCATCAGGTTTAGCTTTTGAGGTTGATAGCAACAAAGGCCCACAAGCAACATCGGCACTTGAGGTCTGTGAAACCAGCAGCATCGGTAGAGCATTGGCAAATGCAAACTACTCAGGCAACAAGAGGGCTAGTCGCACCGAGATGGAAAAGGTGCAACGAGGTGCAACACCTAGAGCAACAAGCAAAGACTGGATTGCAATGGCTACGGATCTAGGCAATGACATCGAGGGGCTACGATTGCTTTATAGCCAAGCCAAGACTGCTCAAGCAGCACCGGCAACTCTCGCAAAGATACAGGAACTAGCAGTTGGACCGACAAGCACAGAGGATACTACTGACCTCAATAGTTGAGCTTCAAGAGTGTCTGCAACAGCAGTTTGACCGAGGTGAACTTGACCTTGTATCAGAGCTGTGGCAACTACAAAGAGAGAGAGCGAGAAGGCTAAGAGATGGAAATTATTACACCGGGCCACATAGTCCAGGAGCTTCAACGCATCACACAGGAGATGGACAAGGGGGCTAATGCCCTCTATGACGCTGAGTGCAAGATGGCAGATGCTGAGGCTGCTTATGACAAGGCAGTGTCTTTAGCCTTTATCAACAACGCTGGGACAGTGGCAGATCGGCAAGCTGTGGCTAAGTTGCAAGCAGTAGAGGAAAAGCTAAAGGCTGACCTAGCCAAAGCTGAATACAACAGGGTCCGAACCAAGCTAAAAACCTTGTCAGACCAAGCCACAATGATGGCAGTTATCAGCAAAAATGTCGAAATACAGTGGAAACACGCCTAGCTGGTAGCCTTGGCTGGTGATTGCCGAAACCTGCTCATGTGGTGCCAAGTTCAAAACTGACGAGGCCAAAGCTATTGTGCTAGTCAGAGAGTGGCGAAAGAAACACAGTTGCACAGAGCAGGACATCACTGACACACCTACCAGCGGTTTGGCAGACACACAGCTTGCTATGGGTTTCCAACCAGGTGAGATGCCAGCTAAAAAATACGACCCTTGGGATGATGATGAACAAGAAAACCTTTAGTAAGTTTCTGGATCGTGACAAGTGTTGCTCACACTGTGGCACTAC